GCCGCCTGCGCGAGCGAAGCCGATCACGCCGAGCCGGTTCAGCTCGATCCAGCGCTGCGCCGACTGCTTGATCACCAGGCCGGGGGTGACTTCGCGGAGGAGGTAGCCCTTTTCGTGATCGCCAAACACGATCGGCACGTTGTTCGACGCGACGGTCGGCGCGTACTGGTTGATCTTCACGGGGAAGCCGAAAAGCTGCCCGACGAAGCCGGAGGTGGCACCATCTAGGTAGTTCATGAAGATGGGGCGATCCTGGGTGTCCTTGATACCGCGCACCTTGCCTAGCGTGCTGGCGCTCAGCGACCAGACCGCGTTGCTCGCGTAGGAGGGATCGAGCGCGGTGACCAGCGCGTCGAGGTCGTCGTAGCCGATCACGCCAGCCGCCACGGTCTCCACGGGGGCCGGGATGTTGCCGATCAGACCGACGAAGTTCGAGGAGTTGCCCGCGTTGATGTACTGGGAGACGCCACGGAAGTAGCGCTGCTGCAGGGAGGCATTGACGTACGATACCAGGTCATAGTCCAGGTCCTGGATCAGCTTGTTGTCGAGGAGGAGCGGATCGCCGGTGCGCAGGCCGTCCGTCTGAATCGTCACACCCGTGACGCTGGGGTCGGTGCCGTTGCCGATGGCAGCGGAATCGAGCACCATGCCGTTACCGGTGTCGTCCCAGAGGGGCTGGCGCACGGGCTCCCCGGTCCGGGTCCTCATCTTGCCGACCAGGTCGTAGATCGTTCCGGCGCTGCGGGTGGCCACGACGGGCGGCAGAGCTGCGGTCGGGATCATCACCCCGCCATCGGCGGCGACGGTCAGATCGCGCTGCTCGAAGTTTGCGCCACGCGCCCAGGCGCGGAGAGCGATGTTCGTTGCGCGATTGCACTCTTCCTGGGAGCGGTTGTCGGCGTCGGTCGAGGACTCGAAGCCCTCGCGTGGCGGACGATTCGTCGGCAGGCTGCGCTCTTCCGACTCGGCGCAGGCTTCCAGGCGCTCGATGTCGGCCTTCAGGTTGTTTGCGTCGGTGAGCATCGCATCCACTTTGGAGCGCTGCTCGGTGGAGAGTTCAGAGAGGTTCATCAGAGTGCGGGCTTCCGCCAGGAGACGGTTCCGTTTTTCGATCAGGTCGCGAAGGGCCATTTGAGTTACTTCCTTTGTTTTGGGTTCCGGTTAAACCGGAATGGAATAACCGGAACCTTTCGGGCTCCGGGTACAGCAGAACTTACTTATTCGGCCTCGGCAAAGCGGAGGCGGAGCATGGCGTCGGCCTGCCATGAGCGGGCGGAGGAGCGCTCAGCGCCAGCGCAGATGGGGTCGGCGGAACAGATGCCGCAGGCCGACGCCATGCACTGCGGACAGGTGCAGGTGCACTGGTCGGTCAGAGCGCGGGTCTCGTTCTCCGTGGTCGCGGCGGCGTTGTGAGGCTCGAAACGTGAGCGCATCTCAGCGGGCATAGTCTCGGGCAGAGAACGTACCGTTGCACTCGCCTGATCGTAGGCGGGGTACGTCACGGGACTCACGTCCCAGAGCGCCTCGAACTCCAGAATGCGGCGCGTCACTGTGCCGTCTGTGTTATCAGTCCATTGGTCGCGTTTCGTGATGAATGAAAAACTCGACTGTGTCACATCGCCGCGCCGCATGGAGACGACGAGGTCGCGGGCGACAGTCGTATCCGGTGCGTTGATCGTGTAGGCGAGCCCACGCGCGTCGAGGTCGAGTTTCAGTGTGCCGGAGATGGTGCGACCGAGCACGAAGTCGGGATTGTGATTCCAAAGGGCGCGGACGTCGGGCCGCGATGTCATGACGGAGTCGAAGGCGTGCGGATCGATTTCCTCGGTCCATCCCATATCGTTCGACGGCGTGTCGAACACTGCGGCGTAACCCTGGATGACAGGAGCGCCGTCCTGGGATACGCGGAACTCCTGGGTAAGATAGCGGCGTTCCTGTTTCATTTCTTTGCCTTTTTCGGGGGTGCTGGATTCTGCGGATTCTCGGCGGGCTCCGTCGTATCGGGCGCGGGTTCCTGCGTTGTCGGGATCAGTGTGTTGTCTTTCAAAAGCTGATTCGCGTCAGCCATATTGACTGGGTAGAGGTAGGTGTCGCCCTCGGCTCCGATCGGGTTCATGCCAAGGTCTTCCCGGATGTCGTTGACGCTGAGGAAGCCCCACTGCCGACCGAGCGCATAGCTCGTCATCTGCGTCTGAGTGTCGCCGCGCAGGCGCTCACTCAAATCGAACGTGACGAAGAGCGTCTGGCTCTTCGTCAGCAGCTTCCGCTGCACCTCGGCCTCGATTCGGCTGATGATGGGGCGGAGCGTCTCGGTAACATAACTGAGCTGAGCCTGAACGTGATTCGCGTTCGATAGGCGGCTGGTATCTCCGACCTGATGCGGCTGGAGGTGAAACAGAGCGGCAATGTCGGCCCGCTGGAAGTTACGCAGAGCGAGGAACTGCGAATCCTGGGGATCGACGCCAATCGTCGTTACGTCCCAGTCGCCAAACAGGAACGCCTGCTTGTGTGCGTTCGCTCCGCCCTGGGCCTGCTGCCACGATTCCTTTATTTCCCGCTGAACCTTCGGGTCCGGCGGCGGTCCCTTTTTCACGAGAACAACGTCGGCTTTCGCCCCGTTGCCGAACCAGCGGCTACCGTACTTCTCGGCGGCCTTGGTCAGCGCGAATGCTTCGCGGGCGGCGCGGATCGGGCTGATGCCCTTGATGCCGTCCATGGAAAAGAGCGGGAAGTGCAGGATGTCTTTCGCGGCAATGATGCGATAGGTGCCTTGCGTCTGGCCGTCCTGAGTCTTAAATGCGAGAGTGCCGTCTGGCTGCCGGATCGGCTCCGTCTTCAGCGGGTGGAGAGGCCACAGACCGCTGACAGTACCGTCCGGATCGCGACGAATCTCGGCATACCCGTTGCCGGTCAGAGCGGCGCAGCCCACCATCGTGGACCAGAACGTGAACGCCGTCATCTCCGGGTTCGGCTCAGTCGCAAGCAGATAGAAGAGATAGCTATCGACTGCGTCTTGCCGTCCCTTGTTTACGTGCCGCATCAGCTTGCACGGCAGAGAGGCGACAGCTTCGGCGAGCGTGGTGACGCACGTAAACACGGTGCTGATCGCCATGGCCGTCCGCTCGGAGACCATCTCACCGGCGGCGGTCGGTCCGCCGTCCATCTCGTTCCAGACGGCGACCGCAGTAAGCGGCGTCGTCGGGTCGTCGAACATGGAGCGCTGCTCGAACCCTGGCGGATTCGGCAGCGACAGCGTCGTAAATGGGGAGGTCTTAGGCATCAGGCAAACATCACGTAACAGGAGTCGTCGTACTGCGGCGGTAGCGGAGTAACCATCGCGCGAGCCATCGCATCGAGCAGTGCGGCGATGCCGTCGATTTTGTCGCGGCATCGAGATTTATCGGGCTTCAGTAGCCCGGTTGCGCCGGTGTAAAGCACCATGTTGTCCGCCATCCAGCGCAGGACCGAGTGCGCACCGTGCGCAAACTCTCGGCGGAGCACTAATTCGGTCAGCTTCTTTACTGGCGGCGTCATCGAGACAGCACCCTGACCGATTGGCACAACCGTCAGGTTCATCGCCTCAAGCTGCGGGATTACGCCCGCGCTGAAGGCTGCGTCGTATCCGACCTCGACGATGGGGTATTGCTCGGCGAGTTCGCGAATCTTCTCGATCACGAAGGCCACGTCGAGCACGTTGCCGGGCGTGAGCGTCAGCAGCCCTTTTGCGTTCCACGTGTCGTACGGAACTCGATCACGTTTCACGCGCTGCTCGACGTTGTCTGCAGGCATGAAGAGATACGGCAGGACGCGCCAGAGTTTGTCCTCGCCATAGGGCGGGAACAAAAGAACGAACGCTGTAAGGTCATCGCTGCTACTCAGATCGAGACCAGCGAAGCAGGGGCGACTCTTAAGTGCTTCCGCATTGACAGGTTCGTCACATGCGTCCCACTTATCGAGCGGCATCCAGGCTTCGTGTGTGGATGTCCAGACACCGAACCGGAGTCGCAACGTACCGTTCAGCGCTGCTGGATCGCCAAGCGCCTTGTTCAGCGCCTCGCGAAGCTCCTTAACTTTGACGCTTACGCCAAGGTTCGGATTCGACTTGATCCAGTTTTGCTCGTCGAGATAGCTGTCATCCTTATCCAGACAGCAGACGAAGGCGAACCATGAGTCATCCGGGTGTACCTCGGTCAGAACCTTCTCGCTGTAGTCATGCTGCTGCCGAGCGAGCGACTCAGCGCCTGATCCTGCGGTCGTGATGACCAGGAAGAGAGGGCTGCGACGCTTACCGAAGCTGTTTACGAGTAGGTCCCAGAGTTCGCGGCCTGCCGATCCCCAACGGTGAATCTCGTCGGCGACGATGCACTGGGGACGTTTGCCGTCGAGTGCTCCAGTTTCGGAGGACAACGGCTGAAACTTACAGGGCGTACCTGGCACGTGCAGATTGTTCCGATGCTTTCTGATGCGCTTCTTTAGCGCCGGAGACTTCGCCACCATGAAGGTGGCCTCGTCCCAAACGATCTTGGCCTGCTCGCGCGTTACTGCTGCGCTGTAGACTTCTGCGCCGGGCTCGCCGGTGCCGATGAGCTCATACAGTGCGATGGCCGAGGCGAGGAAGGACTTGCCGTTGCCCTTTGCCAGTTCGACGTAGGCCGTCTTGAATCGCCGGTAGCCGGTGTCGCGCCAATGCCATCCGTACAGGATGTGCAGCAGGACACATTCCCACGGTTCGAGCTTGACCTTCGTCCCTGCCCATTCACCGGTGGAGTGATGGCAAAAGAACTCGACGAAGTCGATGGCCCGCTGCCCCATCTCGGGGACGAACTTCAGATTGCGGGCGGTTGCTGTAGCGAGGTCGTTCCGGTGTCGCTCGATGGCGAGGCGGACTAACTTCGATGTGACCTGTTTGCCGCTGAGGACATCGTCGATGTAACGCTCAGCCCTGCTCTTCTTGGCCTGGGCTGGACTCATCGGGATTGACTTCCTCGGCTGTTTCTCCCTCTATCACGGGACGACTCGACATAAAAGCGTCGAAGGCATCGTCCCTTGTGCCGGTATTCAGGTCGAGGCTGATCCTGGATCGACTCGCTGGCGTCAGGCCGAACTCGATCAGGAACTTCCGCATGTGATCGAGCGCCGTGTTTGCGATGCCAACGTAGGGATTCTGGATCGGGTAGCCGGACTTGGGCGACTTAACAACGGTGCCGATTTCCTGGACCTTCGCCTCCGCCTGACACC